TGGCGATGGATTGCATACTGATCGCAGCCATACCCAACATGACGCCTAAAGACATCATGCGAGTGATTAAGGACCGCTATGACCTCCCGACTTAGTTTATGGCAGACTAAACTTAAAGCCGCTAAAGCCGAGCAGCATCAGCACGAGAAGATGTTGCGGCAGCAGTACCGCGCACTTGAGCGCATACAAAAGCAGATTACCGAACTGGAGAACAAAATTGAGTATGAACTGGCGAAAGCTCAACAAAGAACTGGCGCTTATGACCGAGGATCAGGTGTTGAGTTTGCTTAATGAGGAGCGAGCAGGCGCCAGGCGCATCTCGATACTAGAGCGGCTGCACCAGCGCTACACGGCGCTGCGTACGGCACGCGAGCGGATGGAGTTGCTGAGAGAAGCAAGGGCGCTCTAGCGTTTCTTTGAGTAGAACAGCGTCCGGTCGCCAAAGAGATAGAACCCTACGGCGGCTGCGAAGTTATCAACCGACTCTGATGACTGACCGTTGAGCTTAAGCGTCGCCCACGTCGTAAGGACAATGAGTGCCACGCCTGGTCGCATCAGCCGTACGATCGCCTCGACCCACGGGTAGGACGGGTTAGCGCCGCCTGCGTCGTTCATGGCCTTGAACATGTTTAAATCAAGTTCGCGCATCCGCACGTACTCAGTGATGTTGGTGGGTTTGTAACCGTCTGTCTGTATAAACCGACCGATCAAGGACTTACCAAGATCGACTGCCAGTGGGCCAAACGCGGCGAGGATCGTTAGCGGGTCCATTACGGGTAGTACCTGCGGTCTAACTCGAAGTGCGGGCCGTCCTTGAACGTGCGCCAATCGCCGCCCCACACGATAGAGACGCCTAACTCGTTAGCGGCAGCTTTCATGGCGTTGGCGATCTTGGCGTACAACGGCCATGACCAATCAACTTGATTGTCTACCCATGCGCCAAGATCGACCGCATGGCCTGTGATGTGGCGACTGTTAAGTGTCTGGCTAGCACCAGATGCTACTAAAGTTTGTTGACGCTCAGGCGAGCGCAAGCCCTCAAGGACCGTGAAGTCTACCGTTGTCAGATCAATCGCACGCTCAACAACGCGCACAAGATCAGGGTGAACGCCTTGCAGACGTTCGATCGATCGTTTGCCTAGCTTAAACACCTAACAGTTTCTTAAAAAAAATGGCAGCAGCGCCAGGACCAAGGAGCACGGCCACCATGACGGCGTACATCAGGTACTCAAGTTTCTTCATCTTTTGCGAACCGTCGTCAAATCGCTCTTCAACGCGACTGAACGATTGCTCGATAGACTTGTAACGCTCTGCGCACACGGCCTCATGAACAGACAAACGCGTTTCCACTTCTTGCTCCATGATGTTTTTCACCTGTTAATCAATTAACGCATTTTCGCTAGGCTCAGATGCTAGCGCATTGATCGAGGTTGTGGTTGCGCCGCTTCGCATAAATTCCGCAGCACGCTGTGCAGCCCTGCCTTTAAACGACGAAGGGTTGCTAATGATACGCAGTACGTTACTGCGCTCTTGCGCGGGTAATTTCTCAAGCAAGTTCTTAGCTGTCTGAGGCGACTGCATAGCCTCACCTAAGATTTTCATGGTCTTAGAACCTACCGCTTTTTCTAATTCACTAATTGTTCGGTTAGTGGCTGTAGCCCAAAAATTAAGCAACGATGGCAAACGAAACTTAGATGTGTTTTCTTCTAGTAAAGTCACCAGCGCTTTTTGGCCGTCTGATGCCTGTTTACTAGAAGCAAGTTCATTGATGCGCTTAGACGCTAGCGACTGCAATGTCGAGATCGTGTTCTCGCTTAGTTCAGTGGCGATGTTGTAGTTGCCTGGGCCAAGAAATTTTTCCACCACATCAGGCGCTTCGTTTTGCACCAAGCGCACAAACGCGTCCTTATCTGTTTTCCATAGCCTAGCGGCTTCGCCGGTCAGCTTAGTCTCAGCAATTTTTTGCATACCTTTAGAAAACTCATCAAGGTACTCACGGTAGCCTTTGCCGCCCGCCGCTTCAATTGCGCTAATCAATGTGGGTTTTAATTCTGACGTTACTTTAGCTGCTAAGTTGCGCTGCGTCGTAGCGTCTACGCCTGGGCGCAATTGTTGCACCGCAGCGTTAATCGAGTTTTTACGAATAGCATCTAACGCTCTAGCGTCGATGATGCCGCCATTCTTAGTCCATTGAGCAATATCGTTAGCGACGTTCTTAGCCGCGCCACTAAGCAGATCATTACCTGCAAACTCAGGATTGTTTAACACACCGCGAATCTGGCTTACTATCTCGTCACCCTTAAGTGGTTTGATGCCCGCCTGCCGTAAACTGTCCGCAGCCGACTGAGCAAATCTCGCGCCTTGACCTAGATCGAGCGACGCCTCTGCTGCCCTCGACGCCCATTCATCAGACATTTGCGCTAGCTTGCCGGGGTAAGTAAACGTCGCGGCCCAAGTGTTTGAATAACCTGGCTGCACCTTAGCAGGCGCAAAACGTGACCCTGCCGGTACGCCCGCTTTGATCTCTTGCAGCCGCGCTGCTGCTGCCGCATGATCACCAAGATCAATCAGTCGGCGCACCTCTTGCACTTTAGCCGCCGCCTCAGCGCTTAACTTACCGGCCTCAGCCTCGTACTGCGCAACCTGCTGACCAAGATTGGCACGGTTTAACGCCGCTTGACGCGCAGGGCTTGTAATGTCACGTAGCGTCTGCTTCATCACATCAGTGGTAGCGCGGACGTCTGTTGCTGTCATACCGCCCGCAAGTTTCGCTAATTCATTAACGCCTTCATCATGGCTCATCGTGGCAAATTTATTCAGGTACTGAGCGCCTGACGGACTTTTCTCTAATGCGTTACGTACAAACGCTTGCCACGTTGGGTTTTGAATCTTCGCCGTTACCTCAGCCACACTAGCGTTAGGTGGCGCATTGCGAAGGATACTTAAGGTTTGCTCAAGATCGTTACCTAACGATGCACGCGCTAATGATGCAGCTTTGTTTTGCGCTACGTTTTTAAAGTCAACAAACTTACCAATAGTCTTACCAAGTAACGGCGCAACCACACGCCCGCCTGCTTCATAAGTTGCACCTTCAAGGACGTTTTTAACAGGCTCTGTTGCAATAGCTGGGCCTTGGCGTGGCTCTTTACCGCCTAGATAGACGTCGCCTAACTCAAGCGCCTCTTTAGCAAGCCCATAACCTAAACCGGCACCACCTACAACACCGGGAGGTCCAAGCGGCGCCCCTAACAAAGCACCGCCTGCTGATCCTAGCGCCTCAATCGTAGGTGCTACGTAAGGCCTAATACTTTGGTACATACGCTGCCCTGCGGTCAACTCCTGACGAGGTGCCGTGGGCATCCCTTCGCTGCGCGGCTCGGGTGCAGGTGCAGGCGCAGGTGCAGGTGCTGGAGCCGCTTGTAGGCCAACTTTAGCGTCAAACTCTGCGCGAGGCATGTCTGAATAGAATTTTTTGTACAGCGCGTCTGCAAGCGCCGCGTCAGACATATCCGAGTATTGTGGGTACTTAGCGCGAATTTCAGCGATCGTAGCCATTATCGGATACCTAATGGGTCTTCTTTAGCGCCTTTGCTGCTTTTAGGTGCTGAGGAAGGTCGTGCAGGGGTAGGTGCGGCGCTCGGCGCAGCGCTTGGTGCTGGCGTTTCATCCTTCTTAGTATTGTTAGCAATGAATCGTCTCATGTTGCTAAGAATAGCCCTGTTAGCTTCAATAGACCTTGTTGGGTCAGACAGCGCCTCAAGCCAAGACCTAAATTCAACGTTAGAGTTAAGCTGTTGCGCGGACATACCAGTAGCATTTTTAACCGCGTTTAGCAACTGATTTCTTGAACTTTGAATAATGTCGCGCTGTGTTTGCGCTTCAGTACCTACAACACGTCCCGCTATCTGACCGGCACCTGTGCCAGCGACATAAGCTAATATGTTAGAGCCTGCACTGCGACGCTCGCTTGGTACTGCTTTCATTCTATCTAAGTCGTTGTATGCTGTCTCTAGTGTGTCGAGTATGTCGCCTGCTTGCTGTTGCCCTTCTTCGCGTTTGTTTGCCGCAGCAGTTGCCGCAGGCGTTTTTCCTGCTAGACCTATAACACCAACCGATCCTACACCACCGCCTTTATATTGACGAACATCAACCACAATCATTTGATTGGGGTTAGTGGGGTCTTGAATAGTTTGAGTTACTGGTGCGGGTGGATTTCTATCTGGCCCCAAATTTAGTAGTTGAACCGCAGGCGACGTAAGCGGTGTTTGTCCTACAGCGCTTGCAGGGTCAACATACGTAGGACGTCCACCAGGACCAATAACGGCGATAGGATTACGTGGCTGTTGAGGTGGTCGTTGGGCGGTTTGATATGCTTGATAACCTTCAGGCGTAATTTGATACCCAAGCGCAATCATTGTGCGGATAGTATCGGGCGGCAATTGAGCACGCATAGCGCTTTCAATCTGTTTCAACAGTAACTGAGCTTCAGCTTTAGCGGCTGGTGTATTGATACTAGATACCACTCTAAAACGTTTTTCTAACTCTTGAACTGAGGGGGCAGTAGTCGTAGTCGTCTTAGGCGCAGCAGCAGGTGCAGCAGCAGGTGCAGCGGTGGAAGACGCTAAAGCATTTGCAGGTGCAGCGGTGGGAGACACTAAAGCATTTGCAGGTGCAGGTGCTTCTGCTGGTGCTTCTGCTGCGGCAGGGGCGGCGGCTGCTAATGCGTTCGTAGGCGCGCCACCAGTGATACTTTTTATGTACTCATTCCATTTATCTTGTTCTTCTACTTTTCTTAGTATCTCAAGGCCTGACGTTACGAAATTTTGCCGACCTGTCTGTATCATTGCTTGCGCAGCTTTTCTTAAGTCAAGCGGACCACCGTTAGCCGCAATAGTTGATTGAATTTGCTTTAATGCGTCGCGCTCACGCATCAAATCTTCTATCTTAAGCGCGTTAAACTGCGCAGCAGACGCCTTGCTGTACTGCTCCAACGGGTCTTGCAATTGGACGCCCTTGTACGACAGTGCGATGTTCGGGTCAACGAGGGCCATGATTAGCCTCCAAAACCTTGAGAATAATACCCACCTTCATAGATAGGCGCAGGTGTTGCTGCTTCCTGTGGACGCAAGGCGTTCAAAAAGTTTTGACCTTGTGAGTAATTCAAATACGTACCAAGACCTTGTGACAATGCGTTCGCGCCACCTACGTACCCCGACGCCCGCGCTTGGGCGGCAGCGCCTAGCGCTTGACCGACGTTGCCTGCCATCGTCTGCCCTGCTTGGCCTAGTTGGTTGGTCGCCGTCTGGCCTACGCCTGCAAGCGATTGCAGCGGATTAAGACGAGCGTTACGTTCAGCCTGATAGCGGTTAAACGCGTTCATATACTCTTGCGACGCTAGACCTTGACCGTACTGTTGCGCGCCTTTTAACATGCCACCTGACAACAAGCCACCTCGCGCGGCTGCCGAGCGTTCTAAGGCTTTCATGCCTTCTTGCATACGGAACGCATAGCCTGGGTCTTGCTGAAACTGATCCATCCCAAAGGGTGTGTACTCAGTCGCAAGCGGCGTCAGTTTGTTAAGCGCGGTAATACCTGCTTGGCGCCAAGGCTCTTGCAGTTCAACTTGTCGCTCAAACTGCTGCATCTGCAAGTCTGCGGCGCGGTTAGCCGCGTCAGCTTGCGTGCTAGCGGCTTTCTTAGCTGAACTAGAACCGAAGAGTGCGCTACCTATAATTGCTGCGGGTAACATCCAAGCAGCCATAATAATTCTCCTTTATACGCCTGCGCCGAAGTGATGATGAATCATGTGATCTCACGCCCGCTCATGCGCAGGTTAACGCCGGTGTTGCTGCTGGCAATCGCTGACACGTAATCGCCTGGGCTAAGAATCTGGCCCACAACCTCAGGCCAAATATACGTTTCCTTAGCTGCTAGCGTTTGTTTGCCGATATAGTACGCGTCGCCCACCGAACCACCAGACGCTACGATACTGATAGAAATTTCACGGGCAACCGAATCATAGTTAGCGGTAGTCAACTTATCAATGATAGTCGTCACAGCTAATGGCGCGGTATAAATCGTCGTATTTGAGTTAGGAATAATCTGACCTTCAGCCAGTGTTTTTGCAGTTACAGTCATTTTTTAAACTCCTATATGTTTAGTTCCACGCAGGAATGTAGTAAGTTCCTGAACCTACTGAGTCTGGACCTGTACCAACATACATGATACGCGCGCCTAATAAGATCATAGGGTCTGTGTTTGTGTCAGACGCATTTGTGCCTAGCCGCGTAATTTGTAAGAAAATGTTATCGTATTTAGTGAAACTTAGCGCAGACCCCCCAAAAGTAAACGTGTAGGTTGTTGGGGTGTACTGAGCGCCCGCAGCTAACGTTTGAGTCTCAGTTTTTTCGGGCGTTACAACAATAGCTGAAGAATTACCTGTTGATAAACTTACATTAATGACGTAGTTCCCAGCACTTGTCCCGTTAGACCCGACTAAAACTTCAATACTTTGAATACTTCCATTGTTTAACCAATAGGGTGAAGGTATGATACAACTTGCTTTTTGATCTGCGGAAGCGCTGTAGGCTGGACCATTCCATTGCAAACCAAAAGCAACAATAGACATTCCTGAATCCGCAACAAAATCACCCGCTTTTACGCTGATTTTGTCACGAAGCGCCCACTTATGAGACAGGTAACGATCCCCAGTGACGTAATCTATTAGATCGCCGTCCCACGTAGATGACCCAGCTAATTGAGCAATACCCCCGCCTTCGCTGTTGTAGTCAAGAAGCATGGTGCCAATCACACCGTTATCTTGTTTGATGGGTCCAACACAATAGTTGATAAGCGTATGGTTAGAAGGTTGAAAGCCAACATTTAAAATTTTCATCGAGCAACCTGAGCCGCCCGCCTGCACAACACCATGAACCGATTGAAATTGACAGTTATCTGTAGCGGCAATCTGAACTAAAGCGCCGTTGTATACCAATCCAGATACGTTGCCAATAAACTGCTGCGTACTTGGTATGGTCCCAATCGCGCCGTTTCCATCTAAAAGTAAACCATTCGCTGGTTGGCATGGAGCGGCTACACCCCATATAAATTCTAGCGATTCAATATTATTTTTCATAGAAAAATTAGATACTGAACCTGACGTAGAATCGACAATGACGCCCGCGTATTGAACGTTACGGACTTTTCCGTTGAATGTGGCGTATTTCGTATTGTCAAGCCAAACAGCACACGCGGCCAAGGTTGCGCCGTCCCATTCAATATTCACTGCACCCCCACCCCAAACGCAGTCGCCTACGTTTGCGGGTTGAATACGGTACATTGTTTCGTTAGCGACGCCGCCCCAAACAATAATTGGCTTTGCGGCAGCTAAACCACTGCCGTTCGTATTTGATGATATGTCTGTTCGGACTAAGCCATTAAGTAAAACACCCGTGTTGGCGGTCAAACGTGAGGTAATTAAATATCTACCCATGTCAAATATAACTTCACCGCCGCCACGAGTTGATACTTGATTGATAGCCGATTGAATAGCAACAGTGTCATCAGCGACACCGTTCCCAACAGCCCCGAAGTCTTTAACATTAACAATTTCTCTATTTTTACTTTGCACCGTACGCGCTACAGCGTTTGCGCCTGCTTGTAAAAAACCAACTAAAGAAGACCCTGAAGACGCTGCAACGCTATTGATGTAGTTTGTAAGATTTGTCTGTACCGCGTTAGCTAGACCTTGGGCAGACGTAATGTTATCGACCGTCCAGATCGATACGTCGTTGCTATCCTTAAGAACAAATTTGTACGCTGACGTACCTAACCAGACGTTCGCTTCACCACGGACGTCTAAAATAATCGGGTTGGTGTTAGACGTCGTACCCGTCGAATCGGTGTAGGTCGCTAGCGGTGTGGTTGTACCAGCTTGATAGGTGTATAGTTTGCCGCCTACCAGCAACTCCCCGCTTGATGAGAAGAATTGCAGCTTGGGATTAGGGGATAAATCAGTTGGCATGATATTCCTTAAAGTGCGGCAATAATAAAGGCTAACAACTCGCTGTATCGCACACCTAAACGCGTTTGTGAAGAGCCGTCTGAGGTAGTCCATGTATCACTGCAAAACAAACCGTATTTTGACGCATCTAAGCCTTCTGCGGCAAATGCTTCTTGAACTTCTTGCGCGATAACACCAAAATGAATCCGCGCCTCATCACCTTTGGTCTCAACAGCGTCGTTCCACTTAAACGCCCGTATGAGTTTTTTGACTCGTTGGGCTGTGCGCTGCTCGGCGTCTGACAAATCTCTGATCTGCTGCTTTTGATTTGCGTCTGACGTATTGATCGTACCTGTGGTTGCGTAGACCACGGTGTATCTAAACAATCCCGTGCCTAGCGCGCGGACGTTATCGTTGGCGGGGCGCCAAGTATTACTATCCCCTACAAAAATTGATGAGCCAGGATAAGTAGCACCACTAGCCAACACAACACCGTTGGCGCCACCTAGAACAGCATACGCCCCGCTTTCACCAAGATAAGCGTTGCTAGAGGAAGAACCATTAGATGTAGCGTAAGTTGTAGCTAAAAACGTGTTTGTGTAGCTAGTAAAATTCTTTTGACCACTGATGGTTTGAGTGCCGGTTGTTGTGACGATACCCGCACCCGTGAGCGACGACGCGCCTGTGCCACCGTTAGCTACAGCAAGCGTGCCGCCAAGCGTCAACGTTCCCGATGTAGTGATGGGGCCGCCGGTAAGTGTTAAGCCTGTTGAGCCGCCGCTACCGTCAACGCTAGTTACTGTTCCGTTGTTGGTGGCATTAATAGTAATGGAACCGGAGCCGTTAGAAATACTGACGCCGGTACCAGCCGTTAAAGTAGTGCGAGTAAAACCACTACCATTACCAATATCAAGCTGCCCATTGCTTGGCGTGCTAGTTAAACCTGTACCACCATTAGCGACGTTTAACGTACCCCCAAGCGTAATCGTGCCAGACGACGTAATAGGACCGCCAGACGTCGTTAATCCTGTCGTACCGCCTGAAACATCAACTGAACTTACGCCCGTAGACCCCGACGCGCTTATCGTGATTGATCCTGCGCCGTTCGATATAGAGATGTTAGAACCAGCAGTCAATGTGGCTAACGAATAGCCAGAACCGTTGCCAATCAACAGTTGACCATTAGACGGCGTTGATGTGACACCTGTACCACCATAACCGGTTGTTATGGTTGAGCCATTCCATGTGCCACTTGTAATTCTGTTACTTACTGATAAATCATACGTAGCTACATTACTCCAACGCCAAGATACGTTTCCACAACTATATGTGTTATCAATAAAAGGACGTATACCTGTTGTATCTACAACAAGACGGCCAAATCCTGGGTAAGTTGTCCCTGAACCTAGCACGACACCATTAACGCCAGCTACAACTCCATAAGCGCTGTTTTCACCAAAGTAAGCGTTAGAACTTGTACCGCCGTCTGACGTGGCATAGGTGGTGCCAAGAAACGTGTTGGTATAGCTAGTAAAGTTCTTTTGACCGCTGATGGTCTGCGTGCCGGTCTTAGTTACGATGCCAGCGCCGTCTAGCGTTGTTGACCCCGTACCGCCGTTAGCTACAGCAAGCGTACCCGACATCGTGATGGTGCCGGAAGACGTGATAGGCCCACCTGTAAACGTCATGCCTGTCGTGCCGCCAGACACATCAACGCTAGTCACAGTGCCGCTAGACGTTGGTCCTGGTGGGATAATCGGCGGCGATAAATTAGCGTAGTTATCAACGAATATTTGCATAGCCGCAGGCAGCAGCGCTTGGCTATCGTCGGCAGACGGCACAACAAAAGGCGGCGAAACTGCTTGGCTATCATCAAACGATTGTTGAGCAAACGGTGGCAGCAACGCTTGATTGTCTGCCACTGACATAGGTGTGACGGCAGGCGGCGCTAGATCAGTAGCGCTACCCGCTACTAATATGTTGATGTTTTGCGCGGGCGGTCCAACTTGAAGATCATCAAGACTCGTCTGGTTGTTGCCCTGCCCCACCAACGTAAACAGATTCAAAAAGAACCGATACCATTCGCGTGAGATAAGACCCGTCTTTTCGTCAATAATATTGACGCGGGGTGCGGGTATGTTAGTGATGTTAAGCATTGGTCGGCGTTATGAGAAGTTCCGCGCCCATAATCGCTGTCTTTACAGGGTCGGTCATTGACAACTCATAGACCCTATCGCGCAACTTCATGGTCATCCCTAGACGCCTAAACCAAACGCGGTGGCCGTACTCACCAATTTTTCCAACCGAGGATGTACGGTAGTTAGACCATGTGTGACCGCCATCATCAGACCAACGTAGCATGACCTCAGGGTCAGCGCCTTGCGTGCCTGGAAGCTGTTGCTCTTCAATGAAGTAGTCACCTGTTTCTGTCACTAAATAGTTGCCGCCCGTTTCAGTGATGAAATAAACGTTCTCGGTGCGTGGATAGCCGTTTAAACCAACGCCAGACTCAATGTCGATCTGCATCGAATACTGCGCGGTACGTTTGAGATTGTTTTGGCCGGTCGGCAACGCCCGCCACGAGCGCAGCCACTTTTGTATCTGACCGTTGTCAGCGTAGGTGTCAAGGTCGAACGCGTAAATATTGCCGTTTTGATAGTCGCCCACAATAATTTTATTGTTGAACGCCATCTGACAATTGCTGCGGTGCCGCGTAAACGATCCGTTATTCCACCCCGCGCGCTCATGCCATGCGCCTGTCGCAACGTCATAGACCCAGGTTGTATTGGCGCTGGGGAAAATAAGCACGTAAAAGCTATGGCCGTCTTGCTGGTAGGTGTATGCAAGCGCGTCAGTAAGATTGCCGTACTGTTGAATTTGCCACTCAACCGCGTGGGTACTGATGCGTTGGCCGGTGTAACCGTTAGCGCGGTAGACAATACCTTGGCCTCTAGCGTCAGCGCCCAACCAAAACAGACCGTTATCCATCTTAGCGATGGTGTACGCTGATATACAGCCAATCTCATTAAACGCGCCTTGGATGCGCTGTAACGGAAAATCAGGCGTACCAGCGTCGTACCAAACTTCAACGGTACTTGTGCCGTACACCCAAACTTCACGATGATCAACAATAAGGCCCACCACACCGTCAGGCGATCCTTCAGCGCTTGCAAAGTCAAGCGGATCAATAGACGTACCGTCAAGCAGTTGCGTAACCCAAATACGTTGGCTGTTAGGCTCATTAAAAACAAAGTAGCCGTCGATATAGCCAACCGTTACCGCACCAGGAAAATCAGGGTCTATGATCTGACCAAAGTCGCCGGTGTCAACGTTGTAGATGTAGCTAGGACCGTTGCAGGCAATGAATAACTGTATGCCGTTGTCAGCCATGCTGACAGGGCCAGTGCCAGGAATAGAGCCGATAAGCGTAGCGGCGTAGCTGGTGTTGATTCGGTACAGTTCGTTACCGGATACAACAAACGCGGTACTGTTATCAGACGAAAATGTCCATAGCCCTCTGATGGGGCCGCTGCCGATCGTAGCAAGGTTTAATAGGCCAGGACAGCGCTGAAGAAACGCAGGTTCTTTGCCGCCTTCCGGCACTACCTCTGGAAATAAATTGACCATCCTCGCATCGGCTGCGTTGACGGAACGGGCAACGTAAGTCGAGCCAAGGATCGGCGTTTTCATTAGAAGTTATTGGCGTAAATGTTGTACCGTTGACGCGTCGCAACAATTGGATAAGGTATCGCCATAAGATCGCCAGGAAAGTTAATGCGCTTGATGTTGCGCTTACTTGACATGGCAATACGCTGTACCTGCGGCGAAGGTTCTACACCAAACTCAGGCGCTAACTCGCACGCTAGGTTGTAGCGAAACGCGCGTAAATAGCCTGGTGGAAAGTACATGTCTGTAGCGACGCTTGACACTTCATTGAGCGTTTCTACCGAAATAATGTGCCACTCTAAGGCTTTAATAGGTACAGGGTAAATGGTCATCTCAATATCAGGAAAGGTATTGTTGACCCATAAAACCTGCGGATAGGTGGACGTAACCGTTTTAAACGCGATGCCGTCGTACTGCTGCTGATTGATAAGTTTGACGCCAAACGACAACCCTGATGAAGGGTCTTTAAAATAAGTTGCGTCGTCAACTTCGATAGGACGATTGCCAACAAAATCACCAGTAGGCCCAAGCGTGCGGGACATGGTGTAAGCAGGCCATGTAAACACCTGATCTTGCGTGCTAAACACCGACAGGCGCTCGGTATCCCATGACTGAATCATTTGATTCATCGCCATGATGGAATCTTGCATCACAGCAACCGAGGGCTGTTCACCTTCGGCCAACACGCCAAGAAGTCTAAGCGACCCTTCAATCAATTCAGCGGCAGTTGTCATGACTCAATCTCCTGAGGTCTGCGACTGCGACGACGTGGTTGAAGTTCGTTAACAGTCTCATGCTCATCCGTTACGGCATTAGGATCATACGCTTCCCAGCCATTTTGTCTGTCATGTTCAGCTTCCATGTCAGATATAGCAACTTTAGCACCATGCGTAGGGTGGCGAAGATAGATGACGGCCATAATTTTAAATGGGGGTAGTTAGCCCCCGCGCCTTTACACGCAATGAATTACAGCAAAATTAATAACAACTGCTTCAGACAGCGAGCCGCCTGAGATGTTACGCACGGTAATTGACGCAGAACCTGCGCTTATACCGGAAACCCAGCAGTTATACGCGCCAGCCGTAGCACCACCGCTTACGTTCAGAATCAAGATGTCGTTAGTAGAAATAAGCGAGTTGTTTAACGTAAAAGTTACGTTGGTTACGCTCGCCAAAGCTGCGTTATTCATCGTGATCTGACCGGCGGCTTTGTTAAGCGTTACAGCGGTCGATTTGCTAGTAGCCTGAGTTACCGTACCTTGAGCGTTTGCTGTGTAACCAAACTGTTCATCAGACAATATGTACTGCGCGCCGATGATGTCTTGGTCAGTGAAAGCAACGCCGATTGGCTTAGTGTTTGACATAGCTAATCCTTTTAAAAATAGGGGGCGAACCCCCTATCGATTACGCAATCCGATAAGCCGTCCAAGTGCCAACGCCGGTCTTGCGAGCCAGCCATTGCGACGATGTACCTGCCGATACCGCAGCCGTGCCAACAAGCGTCCAGCCCGTGCCTGCCGTTACGGTTACTGCATCTGTACTGTCGATGTTAACCACCGCAAACGTAAACGCTGCGTTGACCTTAGCTGCCGAAGAAATTTCAGCTTCAAGCAACGCAACCGTAGGCAGCGTCATTGCGCCAGCAGTGCCGTCAAACGTAAACAGACCGTTTGCCAATTCAGCCGCTGTGATTGTAGCTGCGCCAGTAAGCGCGGTAGGAGCACCTTGAACAAACAACAAAGCCTCGCCGGTATTACCGTCGTTGTACTGATAGCCACCAGCACCGTTAGGAATTGCCATGATAAATCCTTTCAAAAAATAATTCGGTAAGGGGGCCGAAGCCCCCTAGATTAATTAACCCCAGAGACGAACAGCCATTTGCGGACGAATCACGCTGTAGCCGTACAGCACGTCAATACGGCAGGGCATACGGTCATTGTTGATGTCGTACTGACGAACAATACGCATCGAGATGCCGTTATGAACCTGACGCGATGCCATGTCAACGCCTTGCGGCATCATCAAATCGGCAGTAGCGAACGTGATGGCGTCTTTGTGGTAGACGAGGTTTTGTGGGTACTGCGACGAAGCAGCGCCGACAAACACGACAGCTTTGCTGGTGGCTGGAAGGCTAGCCACGGTTGCAAGCGCGTTGCTGGCCGAGTACATCGGAGCAACCGTCAAATTACCTGCGCCAGAACCGTTAAGCGTCACATCAACCGTTACAACGAACTGGAACAGCGAACCAGTTGATTCACGGGTCTGTGGGTTAACAGCGTAGCAGTCAGCCACGGTGAACACGTCGCCAGCCTTAACCGTTGCGTTAGCGCCTGCGCCAGTGATGGCGATGGTGGTTGCGCCTTCGCTGGTAACAGCCGCAGAAGTCGTGCCGCCGGTAGCCGTACGCGAGCCGGTCGTAAACTGCTTAATCGACTGAGACATATTGATCTCATCAAACCCAAGCACGCCGACGCCCATCATGCCGTTCTTGAACTGACGGCTGATCGTGTCGGTGGGGTTGAAAAGACCTTTCATGCCTTCAACCAAACCAGCGTTAGCAGCGGGGTTGACTGTGGCGTAACGGGGCGACATAACAGCAGCGTTCTCGTTCAGTTTCTGTTGAGCTTGCAACAGAACCAACGACGTGCCAGGTGTCGTGCCAGGCGTACCAACTGTGTTACCGATGTTCTGGTAAGAGTTAGCAACGTCTGCATCGATGCTAGCGGCAAGCTGGCTAATACGAGGCTTGAGCACGCGCTCTGCGAAGTCATCCAACTGCAAGGTCAATTCAGCAGAGGTGAAGTTAACGCCGATGTGCTTTTGCGAAGCCACGGTCAACGTGGTGTACTGCTCGTTGTCGCTTTGAACTTGGAGTGCTGCACCGTCGGTTACAAGTGCGCGGTCCGGTAAGCGGATACGCAAGGTCGAACCAATTTTGGCGCCTTCAACAGCAAAGCTATCGTCGTACTGACGGTTAACGTTGCGGGTTAAGACAAGATTATTCTCAAGGATTTCAAGCGCCTTGCGAGTAATCATGTCGATGGTAAGTAGACTATTTGCCATGACAATTCCTTATCAAAAAGTTAGCGGACTCGGTTTTGAGCTTCCCATTTCTTAATCTGCCGTTGACGCTCGGCTTCAATCCACTCTGACGTTGACATTTCCTTAATCGAACGCGGGTCAGTCGTGTCTAAAACTCTTGCGTTGCCACCCCGAGGAGTGACAGGCTGAATCGGCGCGGGAGCGCTCGTTGATTTCTTAACAGGAGGATTTTCGCTCAACTTCGCTTCAATCTTCCCAATTTCTTTGGCCTGCAAAAAAGGCGACAACTTGGCAATACGATCGGCTTCTTTCGGATTAGAACCAAGGTAGTAAGCCACCTCGGGGCCAACATCAGACGCTTGAATCGTTTCAGCCATCACTGACGTAATTGGAAGACGAGGGTTGTACGCGACCTGTTCAAAATCTTCGTACTTAGTTCGTGCTTCTTCTTCGCGCTCGTGATAGACCTCAAGAATTTCGGCTCGCTGTCTTTCTGCATCCCGTCGAGCAAGTAGTTCAGCAGCTTTTCGTTCGGTTAACGCTTCCGCGTATTCCTCAGTCGAAGCAAAACTATCTTGCGCTGGTAATTCACTAGACAGCATTTCAGGCGTTGAAGCCCTCAGCTTTTGTTCCCGTTCCCACTTGCGTTGCTCTCTTGCAAGTCGTTTGCTGATCATCGCGTCAAGTTCAGCCTGGGTAAATCGCTTTTCCTCAGTCTGCTCTGGCGCTTGTTCAGCGACCTCCGGCGCATTTTGTGCAATTTCCGTGGTGGCCGTCACCTCGGTTGCTGGCGCGGATTCAACTTCCGCTAAGTTTTGACTTTCGTCGCTCATGATTCACTCGTTAGAGTCTCGGTCTACTGGGCCGATACAGTTAAAACATCATATATTACGGGGCTTACTGTGGCAATACAAGTTGCGATGTTGTTAGGTTGGCTACCTGTGAAGAGCTAAAAAAGGTTATGTCGATGGTCGTTAAAGGCTGAATAGGCTCTACAACCTCCACAGTCCCCCACGATCCTTCTACCCAGCTTCGTGTATCGTGCTGCCAATTCCACTGGTAGCCTGCTCTGTCTGCTGGCTTAGGGTCACGGATAATCCATTCCCAGTTTAGCCAAACAAGTTCCTTGCCTTCAGGAATCTCTGTAGGAGGTGATGGAGCCTGTTGCCAGCCCTCTGTGCCGTCTGTCTCTTGTGATGGGATAGACCCGTTCTTAGTCCAGTACATATCTATCCTTTATAACGTTGGAAACGCTGCTGTTGGAGAGGCAGTAATGGTTCTTGCGTAGCGAGTAATGCGGACATCTTGTATATAGCCGTTTAATACATCTGTATTACTATAATTGGAGCCAATTCTATATACGCATCCCGTATAGCTATTTGTATCAGAAGCGGATGAACCCGTTTGGGAACCATTAAGATATAACCTTGACGTACCAGAACTACGAACAAGGGCTATGTAATACCACGTTGATGTTGATAAAGATGAGCCAGTAATAAGCGCAGCCCCGCCAACCGAATAACTTAATGCGCCACCAGCAGGAAAATAAATAATAGGATACGTTCCACTCCCTGGGCGTAAATCAACAATATTCGCCTGACTTGCCGTTGAATTTACATATAACCAAAACTCAATTGTAAAGTCGCCTGTGCCAAAATCGCATACGGGCGATGTTCGTGCAAATAAAGAATCCCCCGTCCCATCAAACGCCATACAGCCACTGCCCCACTTAGCAGAGATCGCCGTACTGATCTTCGCACCGTCCACCGTCTCCAGATCATTCTTGCTAGTAGCATCGTAAATACCAGCGTTAGTGTAGTTTAGGAGGAGGGAGGTGTTGGTGATGTTGGTGAGAGGTGCTGTAGGAGGTGTGAAAGCTGCGGTGTATACAGCAGTGCCTTTGACTACACGGACATCGCTTATGTAACCCGGCCAAAACTGATTAGATGCAAATGAATCTTGTCCGATATATGTTGTGTTGTTACCAAAACTTGTTGTTTGCGTTGATGAGCCAGCAACATTTCCATTTAAGAAAAATTTAACTGCATTGCTTTGTCTGGATAAAGCAATATGAGTCCACGTATTAGCGGTTAGACTAACACCTGTAAACCAATTTGTCGTACCGCTTACCGCAACATTGATTGTTGACCCATTAGTATAAAACGCAATACCAGTGCCACCTCCTCTGCTATCAAATGGAACATAAACACTTGATAATGTAGTCGGATATATCCAAAACTCAATATTAAAATCTCCTGTCCCAAAAGCCACGGCAGAAGATGTTGGAACCGTCAAATAATCCCCACTCCCATCGAAATACCCTGACCCACCATTAGTCGCAGCAGACCACGATGCAGTGGGGTTGAATGGAGAGAAGGCTTGTACGGAGGGGGAGCCGGAGGTGTTTAACCCGATTGCATTACTACTAATATCTCTAAAACGATTTGAATTTGCAATCAAAAAAGAGGTGTTTGTAACCGCTGTTAGGGTTGAAGTCGGTATCGTAATCGTTGATCCTGAATATAACGATGTACCTTTAACCACACGGAAATTTGATAGGTAGCCTTTGAGTCCATAAGTATTGTTGTAGACCGTACCAATAACGCAGTACGTCATCGTGTAATTGGTTGTATCAGTTATAGCACTTAAACCAGCTACTATGGAACCATTCCAGTAGACAGAAGTAACTCCAGACGTTCTTACAATTGCAAAATGCCGCCACTGACCAATATCAGCGGAAGTTACCAATACATTAGTCGAGGCTAAAGCAGAATTAGCAGCATAAATTTCTAGTTTACCAGTTGATCCTATATAAAAGGCTGTTGTGTTTGAAGTTGATTGGTTGTAACCTGTAGATGCGGTAGACATCTGAAAGATCATATTGTCATTTATACTATTTAGGTTTACAAAACCTTCAATAGTAAAGTCTCCAACATTGCTTGCACCGCCAGTGCCAAATGAAAACGCACTGTTGGAAGTTGCAGTAGTTAAACGATCTGATGTGGTTCCTAAATAATTCCCCCACCCCGTCTGCGAGAACGGTGAGAAAGTGCCTTGTGTCGTATTGCCGTTACGGGTGATTGGGAAACCGTTAGAGGTAATCGTTGTGCTAGCAACAGTCTGTGATTGATTGACTGTATAAGTACCTGTGCCGCCTGTACCAGTGCCTAATGCTGTGATCGTTGTCTGAGGCGAAGCTGTAATGCCACTGCCGCTAATCCACTGACCAACCTTGATAGTTCCAGACGCAACCGCAGTAACCGTAAGCGTTGTGCCTGAAATAGAACCAGTGAACTCAGCAGGATTGCCAGAGTCTAAGAACGTGTTGTTTTGTGCGCCGTTGGTTCCGTTGCCTGGGAGTAATAGCGTGGTGTATTCGTAGTAAGGATCAGACGTTACTGGAGGTGCAGCGCTCCCAGAGAACGCCGCAGCAATCATCGCCGTTAAGTTACCAGCCATTAGGTCACTCCTGCACCAGAGACATACCACGTATCCGTAGCCGTTTTCAGACAAGTCGCTAAACCTTTAGTCGCCACTGTCCTGTTACCTGTAGCACCGTTAGCTAACTGAAAGGTAACACCAGCACCAGAAATCGTAAGGTTGCCTGAATTGTCATTCACCACGAGAATCGTTGTTCCAATGGGAAACGCTACAGACGAATTAGTTGGCACAGTCAGCGTAGCCGTAGACCCGCCTGTAAAGATAACGTGCTTGCCTGAGTCTGTAAGCACTAACGTATAAGCGGAAGCGCCTCCAGAAGTCTGTGGTGCAGTCCTAAAGCCTACTGTATTAGTACCGTCTACCGTACAGTTACTTAGGGTTCCTGATGTAGGTGTACCCAGCACAGGTGTTACAAGCGTTGGTGATGTGGCAAAAACTAACGAGCCTGAGCCTGTCTCATCAGTCACCGCTGCCGCTAGGTTAGATGATGATGGTGTGGCTAGGAAGGTAGCTACATTAGAACCTAGACCCGATACACCTGTACTTACTGGTAAGCCTGTACAGTTTGTAAGCGTTCCTGAACTAGGAGTTCCTAAAGCACCATTTAAAGGTACTGCACCGATGGTGTTGTAACTAATAGTTCTTGCCGAAGAGCCATTGTAGGTTGTGCCAGAGGCATCTCCTGCACCACCATTATTCATGGTCAGCGCGTTAGCTACCGTAGCAGTCGATGTAGTCTTAAGATTACCGGCTGAATCAAACGTACCGTCAGTTGTCCATGTGTCGTTAACCGCTAACGTAACTTTTGCAATCTGACGGGATGTCGAACCGCTAGAGTTGGCATAAGCAATCGTGACCGTAACGGGGGCCGTGTCTTTATTTTGGATCGTGATCCACTTAATGACGCGTCTTGTTGATGCCCCAGGTGCAGAAACGATTGTTACTAGCGAAGTGCCGTTTAATGCTCCATCACCTGCACCTTCAGTCAAACTTGACGAAGTGCTATCGGCATAAGCGACCGTATATTCAGGGTTGTTGGTAGCCGCAGCACCAGACATCACCGCAGTGATTGTCTTTGTCGTTGCGTCAAGAACTAAAGTTGACATTTTTGATCCTTATGACAAAAACCAAGCAAAGTTTTGCGCAGTGCTACTACCCCCACCACCACCGCCAGAAATCGTTACTGTTACGTCGTTGCCTACTGCTGTAGCTGTTACACCTGAACCTACAAAGTTAAAGCTCGAAACCGCAGCGGTAATTTGAGAGCCTTCATCAGATACTGCAATACTGGCTGATGCAGAAGGTGTAGCCCACGTCCCATCGCCTCTCCAGAACGTCGAAGACGATGCGCCTGTTCCTGAGTTTAGGTTCGTAACCGGAAGGTTGCCGATAACGCCCCCTGCTAAAGGAAGCCCCGTGGCGTTGGTAAGAGTTAAGGTAGTAGGTGTACCTAAATTGGGTGTTACTAGTGTGGGGGATGTGGCTAAAACATTGTTACCTGAACCCGTATTGGTAACACTAACAACATTTTTACTTGCATCTAAAGCAAGCGCTGTACTAGCCGTTAAACCAGAAAAAGTAGTTGTAGAGGACGCTGAAAGTGTCGTGAAAGCGCCAGTTGTCGGTGTGGTCGCACCTACCGTACCATTAATATTGATTGATGCTGTACCAGTAAGGTTTGTTACCGTACCGCTTGATGGTGTACCTAAAGCACCACCATTAACGACAAATGCACCAGAAGAACCTGTGTTAACACCAAGTGCTGTAACAACACCTGTGCCTGTCGTAAGGTTTGTAAAGCCACCTGAGCCGTTACTTGCAAGCAACTGGTTTGCAGAACCCGTTGTAGCGGCTGCGTAATCTGTTCCTGCCGTAGCCGCAGCAATAACACCGGACGAGGCTTTTAACAATCCAGTTGTAGTGGCTGCTTTAATCAGCTTGCCTGTTGTGCTGTCAAACAAAGCAATCTGGCTATCGACCGCGCTTGATGGGCCAACAACATCACCAGAACCAGACGGTGTACTCCACACAAAAGCAGTACCATTCCATTTAAGGAAGGTGTCTGTAACCGTTGGTGCGGTAACAAAAGATGTTGTGCTTGAGCCGGTTTGATATACAAGCCTATTTGTGCCGCCACCAGAAATGGCAGCCGCTATACCGGCTGCACCAGTAATATCAATACCCCATGTGCCTGTCGCATTAGCACCTGTTATTGATGGTGAGCCAATGGTGTTGTAACTAATGGTCTGTGCAACGGAGCCATCAAAAACAGTACCTGACGCTGCACCAGAACCTGAATTGTTCATGGTTAGAGGGTATGTTGTCGTACCCCCGCCGCCACCACCACCGCCAGCAGCCCAAACAAAAGCAGCCCCATCCCATTGCAGATAGGTTGATGCGGTAGTAGGAGCCGTAACAAACGATGTGGTACTAGCACCTGTCTGATAAGCAATTCTATTAGCCGCGCCGCCCGCTAAATTAGTGCTAGTTGTAGCCGTTGTTGCTGTCGTAGCGGTCGTTGCCGTTGTTGCTGTCGTAGCACTTGTTGCTGTCGTAGCTGTTGTTGCGGTCGTAGCACTTGTTGCTGTTGCTGCGTTACCTTTAATACTTATGTCCCATGTACCAGAAGCATTAGTCCCTGTAATACTAGGCGCACCGATGGTGTTGTAGCTTATAGTCCTCGCTACCGACCCATTAAATGTAGTTCCGGAAGCTGCACCGGACCCTGAATTGTCAAATGTAGCGGCATACGTAGTTGTGCCGCCGCCACCACCTGCTAAAGCTGCAATACTGCCAGCGGTAACCTTGTAGTTAGCGCCGCTGCGAGCAATAGGTATTTCATCGCCAGATTGCGCTGGATTACCGCTGGTTAACCCTGAAATCTTGACGTCTGCCATGGTTACTCCAACTTAAGACAAAAAGCTCAAGTGTCTATTCTTTGTTAATCGGCTTACAGTACGCAATACCGCTTGTTGACCCAATACGCAACACGCTGACACGCCAAGGAGCGCCTGAAGTGTTCAAAGGCACGACGAAATGGAAGGGGGTATTAGCAGGAATGGGTGTACTAGCCGTCGTAGCTGTCGCATCCACACCAACCTCAACATAAGAAGCTACATCTGCCCATACAAGAACACCTTGTGGGCCTGCGCCCCAAGCAGTTGTATTGCCTGCGGTAGCCCCAGAGGTCGCTGTGTACGCGGGGTAATCCGTCTTACTCATCGGGTTAAGAAGTTGCATCGTAATTCCTTATGCGAGAAACTTAAGTTTGTAGATTGTACTTAAGTACAACCCGATAATTTCATCAATGATGTTTTGAAGCGGTGTTTCAGCCTTATCACAGACTTCATACCTAATTTTTTCGATCTGATCAACCTGATCTTGCATGAAAGCTAAAATATTAGAGGTTTTACCGGCACTCATCAATGATATGGGGCCGATCAAACCATGTCTACCTTGGTAGGCTTCAGCAAATTTGTCCGCTAGATCGATAACTTCGTCGTAAAACTTACCTAATGCTTTGTGTTTGCTGTAACTACGGGTGTTTAGATGGACAGAATGGGCAACATCACGGGCTAAAAACAACATACCTACAAAATCAGCGCATTTCATGCTTGGCCCTCCTGCGGTACGACGTTAGGCATGGGCCTAGCTTGTTGAGCCTCTTCCTGACGGGCCATAATACCTTCTTCACGGCCCATCTCATCTGATTCCGGCATGATTGGACCTTGCATTTGCTGAGGTGGCACTAAATCACCAGCATCGTGCGCCGCAGCAATCGTACCCATCACAATATCTTGAATTTGCTCCATCGTCATGCCAGGCATTGTGGCTGAAATACGCTTAGTTTCGGCGTCAAATGCCTTGATTTTAGCCTCAAACTCACGTACTTGAACGTCTCTAGCCTCAATTGACTGATTGACGTTCATAAGCATATCGTGCATTTGTTGCATTTCAGCGCCCATGGCTTCAATTTGCTTCTGAGCAGCCTGTAGCGCAGGATCGTTGTCTTGATCAGCAAGCAATTGCGGGTCAATCGTCTTACGAAGACGTGCGGCCATCTCTTGAGCACCAGGCCAATCCATGTTCTTAACAAACAAGTCGCCTGCAACAGCCCATAAATTGGGGTTGCCTTGCAAGATTTGCGCCATAGCGTCCATAGCTTCTTGGCGCTTGGTCATGTAGCTTGGGCCTGTGGTCACCACAACATCGTAGCGGCCAACTGAGGGGTTGTAAATCTTATCGATTACCACGCCTGTTTGATCCATGATCTTTTTGACCGGCTCTTGCTGCGTGGGGTCGATCTTGACCATGTTGGTTTCGCCATCAATACCAACAATCCGAGCAATCCGTTGCGTGTCGTAGATTTTTGGTATCAAATCAACCAATTGACGGGTTACATACCGCACGGCACGGGCTAAATTGTCTACATAGTGGTACGTACCGTTATCAGACTCTTTTTGCCTTGCCAAAATAGCACGGCCAGAACGCTCATTAGACACTTGACCAAGGCTTGCGTCGTACTGGCCGGTTGTTGATTTGATGTCTTCTGACGCGCCCATCTTGGCTTGAATAAGCCCTGTTTGCGGCAGTGGTGGTGCTGCACGCTGTGGCAGCGGCAGTATGGACCCCGCACCGTCGGTAACGTCAGGGTTGACCTCAAGGTAAGGCCAATTTTGCGTATTAGCGGTCTTCCACTGGTACTCATACCCCTCAAACTGACCACCGTAACCAATAAATGGTGCTTTAGGCGCAAGCGCTAACATCTCAGCTTCTTGGCTGGTCCAGTAGTTGTACATGCGCTGGGCGTCTTTAGCGTTACGGACAATCCCTGAGATGAAAATACGTCCGTCAACCTGAAATTCGTTGCCCACAACCCGTACAACCGGAATCCAATTACCTGCCCATTCGCGTTCTTCAAGCACTTCAAAGCCATTGGTTTTCATCCACATGACTTTTTTGCGGTCTACACGACGCTCGCGTATAGGCGTAAGCCCCATATCCCTCAGTTGCTGGTCTTCCGTGGAGCCTTTAAACACGGATTGATTACCTGGGTAGAGGTACAACGTGTCTTGTTTATGCGCAATATAGAAGTATTCAGCGATACGGATCGTATCTTCCGTGATCCACTGGCTTATGTCTTGATCACCAATACCTTGCGCCATGATCGAAGACAGCGGTGCAGCGTTGGGGTACATACGCTGGTAGTCTTCCTTGAGCATGTCTTCCGTAATAAAACACCACTCAGCGTCTGCGCCGCATGGGTCTTGGATTAGCGGGTCCATGTAAACACTGAAACTATTGCGTACGCGCGCGATCTTAATGTCTTGATCGAAGCTATCTTCGTAGCAATACTCGGTTAAAATGCGTATATAGCCTTCACCGTAGGTTACTTGGTTCTCGCACGCGGTGTCGTACGCTACGTCAGCGTCTGACATGTACTCAATATGTCGCACGATGCCGTCGAGCACCTCTGCGACCTCGACGTCGGCTTGATC